CACCTATTGCGTATCCGGGTGATACGAATGGCGCACCATGCGATGTGTGGAATTGCAGATGCACATTGATTGGTGTTATACCAAGTCTGAACGGCAACCGTGATACATTCAAAAGACGCGCATCGTATTACGAAACTGATCCGGAAGACGATACGAAACGGTACAAAACGTATGACGTACTTGCGGGTTATACGTACAGAGGTGAATCAGGCACCAAACCGTATGCGGAATGGCTGAATGAAAAAATGGGTGTTGAAGTTGTACCGCCAACAACGAATAACGATACAATAAATGTTGATCGCGGAAACGCATTGAAAACACGAAACAGGCGAAAAGCACACAACAAATTACGGAGATAATAATGGCACTTGATTTCAGAACAGAACTGCACGTGGATGAAGTGAAGCATGCGTTATCATCACAGATATACGCAGCATTGGAGGCATGCGGAATAGTTGCGGAAGGATACGCAAAAGGTTTGTGTCCTGTAGATACAGGACACCTACGGAACAGCATAACACACAATACAGATGCAGGTAAAAAAGAGGTGCAGATCGGTTCCAACGTTGAATATGCGCCATATGTTGAATTGGGTACAGGCGTACATTATCCGGGTGGCAGACGCACACCGTGGATATATACAGACAGCAAAGGGCAGACGCACATGACGAACGGACAACGTGCAAAACCGTATATAAAACCTGCGGTATCTGACCACCTTGATGAATATCGTTCATATATTACGTCAAAACTGAAAGGCGAATAATTTGAACCATCACACCCATCATGTTATGATAACATATGATGCAGAACAAGTATGTTCTGCATCTTTTTTTGATTGTGGCGATGTACTGCCACCAAGGTAAAGGAGTATCAAAAAATGGGTTATACAAGGGCGAATGTATCAAAGATTCTGCGCGACCATGGCATTGATGATGCCGAAATCAAAGCGTGCGTCAACGAACTAATGGATGCGCATACAGATGTAACGGATGCGTTGAAGGATGAACGCGACCAATACAAAGCAGATGCAGAAGCAAATGCAAAATACAAAACAGAGTTGGACGAACTGAAAAAAGACGATTGGCAGAAAAAGTACGCGGACGAACATGATGCCTTTGAGAAATTCAAGGCAGACACTACCGCAAACACGACACGATCCGCAAAAGAATCTGCGTACCGTGATTTGCTGTCAAAGTCCGGTATCAGTGAAAAGTATCTTGCCCAGATACTGAAGGTTACCAATCTGGATACTGTTGAATTGGATGGTAATGGCGGTATCAAAGATGCCGACAAACTTACTGAATCCATCAAAACGGAATGGTCCGGTTTCGTAGCAAACACACAGACGAGTGGTGCGAAGGTAAGTACACCACCCGCAAACAGTGGTGCGAAGATGACGCGTGAACAGATCATGGCCATTCCTGACAGAACTGAACGACGTGCTGCGATTGCAGCGAATCCGGAAGCATTCAGTGTTTCCAAAACTGAATAATGAGGTGAAACAAAATGCCTGATACAAATAAGGTTATCAATACCACAGAAATGTCCAACGCGCAGGTGCGTGAGATTGAGTTTTCCGAAATGTTTGGTGAGTCAATCAAGAAACTGGTTGAAGCACTTGGTGTTACCCGCAAAGTCGCAAAGCAGGCGGGAACCGTGCTGAAGTGCTACAAGGCATCCGGTACACTTGAAAGTGGTGCTGTTGATGAGGGCGCGGTTATCCCGCTTTCCAAGTACATCGTTGCGCCTTTGTCTTACAAGGAAATCACCATGCGCAAGTGGCGCAAGCAGACAACTGCGGAGGCAATCATTTCCTATGGCCATGAGCAGGCCGTCACCATGACAACCGACAGAATGCTGAAGGATGTGCAGAAGGGCATCCGCAGCGACCTGTTTGACTTCCTTGCGTACGCAGGTACTACAAAGTACAAGGATGTTCCGTCTACAACTACCGGTGCAACACTTGATAGTGATGGAACCCATGTAACTGCGGGCCATTATTACATCACTTACACCGATGGCACAACCACATCCGGTAACGGTATGCAGGCTGCACTTGCAAATGCTTGGGGCAATCTGCAGGTACTGTTTGAGGATGATGACATCAACAGCGTTTACTTCATGAACCCGCTTGATGTCGCGGGTTACCTTGCTACCGCAAACATCACGACACAGAATGCGTTTGGTATGAATTATGTGAAGGATTTCATGGGCCTTGGTACCGTGATTCTGAACGCATCCGTACCGCGTAACAAGATTTATGCAACTGCTGCTGACAATCTTGTTCTGTACTACATCCCGGTAAATGGTGCCGACCTCAATGAGGGATTCAATTTCACGTCTGATGCGACCGGTTATGTTGGCATCCATGAAACACCCGACTACAGCAACATGACAGTATCCGACACTGTTGTGTGCGGTATCGAACTGTTCGCGGAGCGCATTGACGGTGTTGTTGTCGCGACTATTGCGTAAATAAACATGGGGAGGTGATAACACGTGATAACGATGCAGGATGTAATGCGCAAGTGTCGCAATTGGTTCGTTCGTAGGGAATCGTATGGTACATATACAATCGTTGATGGTGTTATCAACCTTCCCGATTTGCTTCCGGGTCAGTCGTTCATTATCAATGGATCCGTGTTCAATGACGGAATGCATGATGATACGACAGGCCTTGTTGATGAAACATTCACAGGTGTAATTCAGTACCAGAATATTCCGCAGGAATTCAAAAACTTCGTTACCGAAATCCAAATGTGGGAAGAAAAGTATGGTGCTGTGTCCGATTCGCCATATCAATCAGAATCGTTTGGCGGTTATTCCTACCAGAAGAAAGAAGAAGGAAACGGTGGTACAGCTTGGTACAACATTCCTTCTATAAAGGCACGCATTGCCAGTTGGAGGATGCCATAAATGCTAATTGATGATTACATGCAGTTATGCACATTCATCGAAAATGTGCGTACGCCAGACGGTGAAGGCGGTTTTACAGTAGAATGGCGTGATGGCGTGCAATTCGATGCAGCAATCACGCAGGACAGCACGATGCAGGCACAGATTGCGCAGGCGCACGGCGTTACGTCTATCTATACAATCACGACGCATTGCAATGTTGTCCTTGAATATCATGATGTCATACGTGATTCTGTAGGGCATATATACAGGATAACAACCGATGGCGATGAGGTTAAAACACCAAAGTCCGCAACACTTGATATTGCCCAAGTGAAAGCGGAGAAATGGAAACTGTCATGACTGTTGGTTCTGCATTGAATACATTCTGGTCCACATTTGGTTTGACTGCGTATGCATCGACATCCGTACCGGATGACGTTGTTTTTCCGTATCTGACATATGAGTATTACACAGGTATGTTCGAAGACGGTGAGGTTGCTGCGCAGGTGAATTTGTGGTACTACACAGATTCGGAAGCGGAACCGAATGCAAAGGCTGAAGCACTTGGGCAGATACTTCGCGGTGGGTACGTCGTACCTGTCGATGATGGTGCCATAATTATCAGACGTGGTTCGCCATGGTGCCAGTCGCTTACAGATGAAGTTTCACCCACAGTAAAACGACGTTTGTTGAACGTAACATATGAATTCATAAGATAGAGGTGAACAATATGGGACGCATTGCTACCCAGATTCCGGAAAACCTGTTTGACCATGTGGCGCAGAATGCGGGTGTCATTCTGTCTTCTTTTGATCCGGAGAATTGGACCGTATCCCGCGCCAATATCATCGGTGCTACAACTGGCGGTATCAATTTCACTGATACGCCTACCTATACCGATTACGGCGATGATATCGATAACTGCCCGAAGAACGTAAAGGAACTGAAGCGTCTTGATAACCATGAAGTCAAGGCATCCGGTACCTACGTTTCTATCACTCCGGAGCAGGTCAAGGCACTTGCTGCAGCTGCGGACGTATCCGCGAAGACCGTCACGCCCAGAAACGACCTTAAGACCGATGACTTTGAAGACATTTGGTTCGTGTGCGATTACGGCACCGACAATGCGATTGCCATCGAGATGAAGAACGTTCTGTCTACCGGCGGTTTCGCCTTCCAGACTACCGACAAGGGCAAGTCCACATTCGCGTTTGAGTATACCGCGCACTACTCCATGGATGATCCGGATGAAGTGCCGTACAAGGTCTATTTCAAGGCGTAAGGGCTAAATAACGAGGAGGAACACGACCATGGCATACATTTCCAACATCAAAGGCGACAAGGCAATTGATACCATTGCGGACCTTATCGGACCGATCAGTGAAATCGCATCCGATGAAGCGTGCGCAGACCTGTTCCGTAAGAAGGCGATTCCGAAGGGAATGACAGCATATGCATTCACCATTAAACGTGTGAAGGATTCGCTTCCGGTTTTGCTGCGCAATCATAAGGGTGCGCTTGTTACCATATTCGCGTTGGTAAACGGTGTTACAGAAGATGAATACCGTGAATCTATGACCATTCCGAAACTTGTGCATGACATCGTTGATATACTCAATGATGATGAATTGAAAACGCTTTTTACCTAAGCACCGACAACAATACCTGCATCATACTGTATGAAGGTGCTGAACGGTATAGAGGGCATACTATAAAAGGGTATCTGTATTATGTGAATGCATTGATTGACCATAAAGTCAAAGATGAAATGTATCGTGTCTACATTACGGATGCACTTAAAACCATAACTGAAAATACTGCAAAAATCGCAGGCGGATCTTCGATGAAACGCAGATGGTTCGATATCGTCAATCCAAAGAACGAAGAACCCATGCAACCGAAGGACGTCTGCGATTTTGTGCAATCTGCGCTTTATAAGGCAAAGATAGAGGTGGTGTGATGTGAATCTTTTAGACTTGTACGCAAGCCTATCACTTGATACATCTGGATATGATGCAGGCATTTCCAGTTCTGGAACAAAAGCCAAAGGACTTGGTGCAATTGGATACGCAGCAGGTCAGTTGATCGCGGATGGTTTCGAATTAGCTGTACAGGCATTGGTCAGACTTGGTAAAAACGCAATATCTGTAGGTACGACATTTGAAACATCAATGGCGAAGGTATCAACCATTATGGATCCCAAACAGATGGGATTCGATGAAATGGAGGATGCCATTGTAAACCTATCCATGGAAACAGGCATTGCAGCATCCGACATTGCTGAATCCGTGTACAATGTCATATCTGCAACCGGTGATACTGCGGGTGCGGTAGACATCGCACGACAGGCATCAATGTTGGCCACAGCAGGTTTCACTGATACGTCTTCTGCGCTTAGTGTTTTGACAACAGCAATGAATGCGTACGGTGAATCTGCAGGAACCGTTGAAGATATATCCGATTCTCTGATAATGGTGCAGAACCTTGGTGTAACAACTGTTGCAGAATTGTCTTCTGTAATGGGTAAGGTCATCGCAACAGGTTCTGCGTATGGCGTAAACCTGTCAAACATTGAAACAGGATATGTTGCACTTACAAAAGCCGGTATTGGTACTGCTGAGGCAACCACATATATGTCAGGCATGATGAACGAACTGGGCAAATCTGGTTC